TAGATTGTAATCGAGCTAAATCAGCAGCCCTTGATGGTTGTAACAAAGCCTGTTGATTAGTTATGTACTGCTGTGCAGCTTGCTCAGGAGACGTTGCTAAGTATTGTTGACCAAGATTAAACAAAGACTGAGCGCCACCGGCAATAGGCTGTGCCATCTGTCCAATCTGCGTTGGGTCATATTGACCACTAGCGGCAAATAAACGGTCTTGAATAGACTGTAGTTCGGGAGATAACTGATAACTACCTCTACCATCCTGAAACGTAGATGTGCCAAAGTTAGTAGTCATCCCATAAGGGTTGAACTGAGCCATAGCTGAAGCACGTTCAGCAGCAGCTCTAAGCGCCTCTGCTTGTCCTTTGGCTGCATCTGCAGCTTTGCTACCAGATATTAATCCTCCAGCAGTACCAAGTACTGAACCAACTATTTGACCCATTATAGACTCCTACTATATATGTGATACATTTTATTATCCTGACCTATGAAATCTTGTTTAAACTCAAACCCGATTGACTTCCCAAACTTTGATAACTTTTTATTGTCTTTTTCTACTAAAGCCACTAAAGGCACTGACACTAAGTGTTGTAATAAATTTAAATCTTCTAAATACTTTGCTTTAACTGTTGGTGTCCATTTACGAACATCGGTGTGAAACCAAATAAAGTTGTCATAAAGCTCTAACAACATGGTATAGTCTTCACGAATGACGACAGGTACTTTAAAACTCAATCTGTGCGCTTCCATTAAAAGCCATTCTTAAATCTCAATAGCTCTTAAATCATTTAAAGTTGTAGCAGAGTCAGCCAAAGATGTAATATCACGCAGTCTTTGTTTCTCAGCAACGATAGCAGTAGTGTCTGCACCTGATTCTTGCGCTCTTTGAAACGCTACATCTTGTGCGGCTAAAAGTGGAGTACGCTCTGCTCGTAAACGCTTCTTGGTGATTTCTACGGCTTTAGGAAAAGCTAACAGTAACTACTCCGTCAGCTAGTTCCCATGCGTCATAGAAGTCATTATCGGTTGGCAAAGAAGATTGCTGAACAATGATTGCACCTGATGGGCAGTCTTTAGCAAGTACAGCTTCAATGCTAATTTCACCTGTGGGAATGCAGGTAGATACACCACCGTTAGAGTTTGTAAAAATAATTACTTGCATGGTTTTGTCCTTAATTAGTCAAATACGGCTATACAAACTCTTGCAGAATCAAGTAAACCACTACCAATTCCTGATTCAGAAACAGCAAATCTGTAAGCCGAAGCTGTTGGTGTGTACGAATCTATTGGCATTATAACAAAAGGTCTGTTGCCTGTAGAAGTAGCAGAAGCAGTCCCAGCTACAGAATAATTTGCATCCGCCAAAGAGTTTGTAAAATTAACTGTGTAATCACCTGTACCATTGTCTGTAATAGACGATACATTATAAGAAGCCCGAATAGCAACAGTACCCGTCCCATCGAAGTTTACCCAAGCCTTTACTTGCTCAGTATTTGCAGCAGATGTCCAACTTGTTCCGTCTGAAGTTAATACATTACCACTTGTACTAGGAGCTACAGTATTAATACCTGAAGTTCCGTTACCAACCAATACTGCATTAGCTGTTAATGTTGAACGACCTGTACCGCCGTCAGCAACTGCTAAATCAGTAATACCAACAATAGTTCCACCAGTAATATCTACAGCAGTCTTAGCTTGTGTAGACATATTACCTAAAGATAATGCAGTAATCTCTGCTTTAACATACGCAGTAGTAGCTAACTGCGTTGTGTTTGTACCGACAGACGCTGTAGGGGCTGCAGGAGTACCAGTAAATGTTGGGCTATTGATGTTTGCTTTAGATGCAATCGCTGAAGAAACAGCAGTAAACTCGGTATCAATTTCTGTGCCTTTAACAATCTTTCCAGCATTACCTGTTGGTAAGGTGTCTTTTGCTGTAAAATTAGTTGCTTTAGTATAATCCGCCACGATGTGTTCCTTTTATTAAACGAGTGTTTTACCTGCTTTAACCGCAACATCTATTTTTTGAATTGACACAGGGTTGCCATTGATGTCTACTTCTAATCCGAGTTGCATAATTGCACCTTGACCACCAGCATTAACAGAGAAGCGGTCAATAACAATGCCTGAGCTGTACTCAGCGATATTATATTCACCAATGCCGTATTCATAGACAGTGGCGGTATCAAGTAAATAAGTAGTTGATTGATACCCTTCAGTGTAATCAAAACCCCACTTAACGGCAACTGCTTGGTTTGTGCCGCCAATTAAGACCCAACCAATCTTCTTTAGAATCTTTAGTTTAGTAGAGGCATCAAAGTCAAAGTAGTTGGTGTAATACTGTAAACGATAAGATGAACCATTATCAGAATGTCCAAAGTACTTAGCAATGTACGATGTCTGACCAATTAATAACTCTTTAGCTTGCGTAATACAAAAAGACTTAGGTTCTAAACTATCCCAAATCGTTACTCTGGCTGAACCGTCTTGTAGACGTGAGCGAGTATCAAAGCAGTACACAAACTTGGTAGTAGGTAACGACAGTAAATAAATAGCATCTCTTTCGTGGTAAATACTTTTAACCTTACCTAAATCTGCCTCTGAAGCTATGTTAGCCATCAAGTCATCACGGACATTCTTAGAGATGTCGTTCATCGGTAGTGACTTCTCTCGAATCACACGAGCAAGGCTACGAACACCGGCATCGGACAAGAACACAATATCTGTTCCAATGTTCTGTACCGAGTCACGAGCAATACAACCTACGTTATAGATAATGTCCTGTAATACTAAGCTACCTGTATCAATCGGGTTAGCATAGATAGCGGTGTTATTACGACCAAAGATAACTAAGAATCCATTATGTGCTGCGATAGCGACAATGTTATCCCCATTAGGGAACACTTCTTGTAAATTTAAATAACCTGCTGAACCTGTTGTAAAATCAGAGCCACGCAGTAAGTCACTAAAGTATACTGTCTGGGTATCGCCCGCAATGTTACCAACCCAAATACGACCAAAGGCAGCTAACACTGCATTAGGTTTAAATGATGCGTTATTGTGATTAGCTGGTAGTGTGCCAACATCGCTTATCTGCTGAAAACCAAAAGTACCACTATCGTGGTCGTGAGGGTCTCCACCAGAAACAGGTAACTCATGCCACACTAACATTGGATGTGCAGCTTGTGCTAAATAAGCGTGAGGCTGAAAGTCATTAACATCACCATATGGCATTGCAGCCATCTGCCAGTTGTTAGCAGTTATCGTGTAAGTAGCGTTTGCTGAATTTGTTGCATTTCGGACAAGACGTTGTGTAAGTGTTGTGCGACCAGTGAATAACTTGTTATTGCCAGCCGATAGTATTGTATTGCTTCCACCATCTACTACCTCCATCATTGCTTCAATAGGATTAGAGCCTAAGTCTGTGTTTGTTGCATTAAGCGGAGTCCAGCCCCGTCTTGCACCAATACGACCATAACGGTCAATAACGCAGTTCTGTGCCTTGAGAGCAAAGCCAGAAGACAGCGTAATGCTTGACTCTTGAAGATTGAGACCGTAAAAGCCCGGTGCAGCAATCGAGGAAGTTTGCAGTGTACCAGCCATTAGACGGGATACCACGCTTCTTCTTCAAAGTACCGAGCAGACTCTAAACCAATAGCATCAGCAAGACTTTGTTTAAACAGTGCATAGGTCTCTGCAGACTGAACACCGCCATCTTCTCCACGCTCTGCTTGCGCTCTTGCCAACGCACCAAGGATGACAGGCTCTGAAGGAATTAAGATTTGGTCTGAGTTAGATGCAAGTTCAGCCTGTGGCTTAGTAATTTTAAACTGTATGCTGTAAACACCATCAGGTACTGGGAAAAGGTCTACTTGAGTATCCCCGTTAGAATCTGTACCATTAAAGTTATAATAATACGGAGAACCTTGTTGCGGTGTTGTAATTAAGAACTGTTCGTTCATAAAACGAGTAGTAGCATTTCGCATTACAAAATTACTTGTGTCATTCAGAACATCACTTACTCGAAAACGCTGACCAGTACCGACTAAGGTATAATTAGTTGTACTTGTGGTTGTTGCAACGGTGATTGTTTCGTACAGTGCGTTCCAGTTGTAAGCATCCTCAACCTGACGCTTAGAATCGTTAATGTACCTTGCAATCAGTTTGACATAGGCGTTATCCGACACTGAGGAAGCCTCTGGCTCACGCAGTCGAATCAACACTTCGTTAGTTAATTCTAGGTAATTTTTAGTTGCCATATAGTCCTAGTGTATCATACTTTTACAAAAACCACAAGCTATTTCTGCTCAACAGTCCCATTTTTTTAACGCTAATGCTTTACGAGTTGGTCTGCCTTTTTCATCCTTCATTGGACCAGCTACACCACCCATCCTAGCGCAGAAGCTCTTACGCCGTCCAGCCGCTTTAGGAGACTTTGCAGCCTCTTTAGCAGACACGGGCGGCTTGAGTTTAGAACCTGTGGTCTTGTTGTAGTAGTCTCGACCTTTTTGATTGAGACCCCCTTCAGGGTTCTGAAACGCTTTCTTAGGCATTACTTCTTCTTAGCTGTCTTAGCAGCGTCTTTAAAGTCTTTAGCCGAAGGAGCGCCTTTAGCGCCTACCTTCCGCATCTTTTCACCAGAGCCAGCCTTGATACGGTTTCTCTTGGCTGCGATATTGGCGTACAATCCGGGTTTAGTAGCCACGCATCGAACCCATCTTCTTAGCTGGTTTAGCTTTAGGAGTAGTCATCTTAGCGCCAGTCTTCATAGCATACGACTTAGCTTCTTTTTTACCTTTAGCGGTGTAAGGGAACTTCTTGTCTTTGACCATTGGCATGATTACTTCCTTTTCTTGGGTTGGGGTTTAGATTGTCCTGCTTTGGACAGGGCGATGGCGATAGCCTGTTTCTGTGGCTTTCCTGATTTCATCTCTTTCCGAATATTGGCAGAGATAGTCTTTTGTGATTTACCTGATTTGAGTGGCATATTAATCCTCAGTATTGGCTATACTGAACTGCAGAATTTCCTTCTAACTCAACAGTAACAATAATAGACATTGTTGAGCCTGTTTCAGAAGTAATACGAATTTCATCACCTTCTTCTAGTGCAACATAAATATTACCGCCACCAAACTGTAAAGTCTTTTTAGCGTCTAAAGAGTATTGGTCAATAACAACAACCTCAGTATTTTCACTTTTATCGTACCACCACATACTTACTGCTTTATTATTGCCTGTGTGGTTGCTGATATGTGCTAACAACCAACGACCCACTTGTCGTGTAGGTGTCGTAAAGACGGTTGTCTTGGTGTTTGCTGTTAAGTTCTTACCTACTGATAATGGTCTCATGTTTACTTTCTAAATACCATTTCAGTCATGTAACTGATGAACGCACCAGCAACTGAAGCAACACCCATCAACGCCCACAGAGAACCTTTACTGCGCTCTGCCATAGCCACTAACTTCTTAATGTCTACTTCCATAGCATCTACTTTACGCTCTAGGTTCTCTACGGAGTTAACTAACTTGCCGTACTCGATTGGGTCAATATCAGTCATGTTTTAACTTTCGGACAAGGGGCTTGTTTTAATGCACTCTAGGAATACACTAAAACAAGACAGCCTCCGTAGAGGCTATCCTGAGTTTTACTACTAGGCGTTTACAGCCAATACGAAACCAGCTTCTGGACGTACAACTTTAGTGCCGAACAATGTGTCAGCAGTGTAAAGTGTAGACAGATACTCTTGCTTGTACTGTACTTGTGAGCGAACACCAAGTTGCTCTGCAAACACGGTTGTGTCTGTGTGGAACAAGAGTGCAGCTTTGATTGCATCACCAACTGAGTTATCAGCGGCTGTTTCGATAACAGGCATATTGCTTGATACATAAACATCAATGCCATACAACTTACCGATTTGACCATTGTTTACGCCACGACCATCAACGAAGTCGCTGGAGTTGTAACGGTCAATGCCCATGATTGCATTACGCAGTGAAGGAGGAATCGCAAACTTACGACCATCCATTGGTACGTCAGCGTCGTCCATCAACTGGATTAGCTTACGGAAACCAGCGTCTGTGAACAAGTCAGAGGTGGTTACAGTGTCGAGAGCGTACAGTGTCAAACCTGTGCTTGCATCGATGAAGTACGCATTGCTGTGTACCCAATCAGAAGCGTCGCCATCGCCATAAGACTTACCACCAGCGATTAACAAGTCATCCACTTTCTTAGCCAAAGCGTAACCAGCATCTTCCGTGTAGAAAGAACGCAGTGAAGCTAATGCTTGAACTTCTGTGATGTCCTCGATAAAACGTGAGTACTCAAAGTGTTGGTCAACTGCAACCAATACTTCGCTCTCAGTATCAGCTTGAACGGTAACTGCAGTGTTAGCTGCTTTAGCAGTAGCTACGCCACGAGTTGGTTTAGGAATGTGCAGTGTATCGCCTTTTTTGCCTTTGAAAGACATTTTGCGAACAAGATTAGCCAATACTAGGTTTTTCTTGTAAGCAGCGATAACTTCGTCAGACCAGATTTCTGGAATGAACTTGTCTGCGTTTGCTTTTGTTACTACGGATGTTGAACCACCCGGATATGCTGCGCCTACTAATGCCATGATATTTTTCCTTTAATTAGAAATTCTAAAATTACTTAACTCGCCCTTCGCTGTATGCTTGCATGATTTCATCAGACATTTGCATATAACGGTCAGGGTCTGTCATTCTCAGTTTAATAAGGTCTGCTCTACGATATACTTTTCTGCTGGTTTCGCCAGCGCCACCAACATCGACTGTAGCTGCCTTCATTGCCTGTTCTTGAGCTTTGCTTTCTACTGCTACTGATTGTTGAACTTGGTTCTGCTGTTTGATTTGTCTAAGTTCTTTGTAGGTACTTAACAACTCATCAGCGGATTCAAAGTCAAATTCAGCGTCAGCTTTAGCAAACAAATTTAAGCGAATAGCTGAAGATTTAACCCAATCTTGAAATCCGCTATCGGATGCGATAGTGGCAAAGTCTGGGTGCTTCGAGGACAACTGTTGAGCTGTCTTCATGCGCTTCATGTCTAACGCTGCTTGTCTTGCTTCAAGAACTGCAGGATGCTTCTCTACTTGTCTGTTGACCGCACTAGCTGGGTCTGCAAAAAAGTCTTCTTCGAGCGATTCTTCAATAGGCTTCGCTTCCTTAGCCTTAGAGTCGAGTTGTTGTTTTAACAGTTGGTCTGCAAGACTTCGTACTTCGTGAACCTCGTTTGCTTGTCGTCCAATCAGCTTTTCAGCTTCTTGGTGCATCTTAGCAATCTCAATAGCGGACTTACCACGATACTTCTCTGGTAATTCTTCTACTTGTTCACTCTTTGTGTCAACCGCTTCAGTATTATCTACAGTAGTGCTGTCGGGTACTGGGGTTGTAACATCTTGTACTACTTCTTGCTCACTGCTGTTAAACAGTTCGTCTTGTTCAATAAAGTTTGCTGCCATTTAAAGTCTCCCGTCACCGAATCAAGTGATTTTAGGATTAATAATCTAAGGCTCTTTCGAGGTGTCTTAGGCGTTTTGCTTTGCTTCTTGCTTCTGCTTGTCTTCGTGCCTTTTCGCCCACTTGTCGTAGGCAGCCACGTAGATTGGGTCTGTGCCATCTAAACTCACCCTTACAGGAGAGATAATTCGATTAGCTACTTTCCCACAACTACAGGAGATTGTTGTTGTCTCATAAGCAACATAACCTTCTGTAATATGTTCTTCACTGCATTTAAAATCGTACATCCTACGCATCCTGAGCTGCTCCCGCAGAGTCGTCCTGCAATGATGCGTAAGCCTGTTCTGAAGCAGGTTTAAGGGTAATGAGCCACTGAAGCAAGTCCAGTTGTCCCTTCTTTACCATTAAATCCGATTCATTCTGGATTGATAGCACATGGTTCAACGAATTGAACATATTCTGTGCATCTTCCATTAAATCTTGCCACCCTTCAGTTGCCATCATTGAAAAGCGGTTTTCGTAATAGCTCTGTAGCTTCTTGTCTAACATCTTCTTTATCCTTTAAGGAGAAGTAAGTACTCACTTACAATTATGTCGTAATTCTACCACAGTTTTACTCAAAAGTCAAGTAGTTTTTTATTAGTTTATAAAAACTGCTCTAAACTGTCATATATGCCACTAGCAGTCCTCTGCCCCAGCATAATCGCTAAAAGTCTTTAAAACAGCGTAGATTGCAGGGATTAAATCGCCTTGTAAATCTTCCATAGCGATGTAATGTGCGTTTTCTTTGACGGTAGCCATGTTGCCATGCCGAGCATCTTCGTTGTAATAAATTGCAACTTGAACTTGGATTTGGTCTTTTGTACCAAAGAAGTTTGTGATTCTAGCGTAGGCTTCGGGGGCTGGTACGCCAAATTGGGTTTCAACTGCTAGTTTTAGTGCCATTTGTAACTCCTTGATTAATAAGTCATTTCGGTTGTTGTTTCCAAATATTCCTCAAACTGGGACTTAGTATTGTTACCAAAGCCGTAGTTTGTATGAAAAGCAATATGGTGTCTATCGCATAAAGTAACGCCATTATCTACATCAAAACGTTTCGCAGGGAATATATTAAATCCGTCTAGATGATGAGCAATCATTGGGTCTTTGCGGATTCCGCATACTCTACATTTATTTTTATCCCTAGACCAAACCTTAATTCGCCATTCTGCATATTCAACAGATTGTCTGATTTGCTCTGATT